GTCCTTCCGCCGCTAAGCGGCTCTAGTCAGGGGCCGGACCCCGTGGCTTCAAGATTGAAGGAACGTAGAGACGGATCTCTCAAACGTGCTTAGGTATGTGGGTAGGAAAGTGTACAGTCCCGTTTCCCAGACTGTCTTTCTCCTAATCGCAACACCGGGTACCCCTTACGGGGATCCAGCAAACAGCGACTATTCTACCGTAGGTGGCTAGTCAAAAAAAAACTTTGGGGTACGAGATGACTGAACGGTGGGGTGCCAACGCCTATTAACCGGCCCTAGGCCGGGGCGCGTACGGGCGACCCTCCAATCTACTAAATCGATCACCGTCCGCTGCATTACGTGTTGATGCACGACGATTCTTCGAAGTGGCAAGGGGGCTCTACGCCGACGCCTCCCCCACCCAATCATCATCGGAGCCTTAATTGCTCTCTTCGACGCTACATTGTCGCGTCACCACCAGGGGTATCGCCAACCCCACATACCATACACGGCCGTTCCTCCGCACTATCCACCACGGGAAGTTTCCCGTGACATCCTAGAGCGAGGCAACCGCACACCACATTCATTGTCTGAAGAGGATCGGCATCCTCCAGAGCCCGCGTGCAGACCCAGCCGGAACTGAATCAGCACACCTCTCGTGGAGGACCGGATCCTCTTTGTACCCGGGGTATTCAACCTCGGGGCGCACACCACCAAGCTCGTAAAAGCGAGGCGGTGGAAACACCGCGGGGAACCGTACCCTGGGTACATTCTTTTCTTGGGAGGCATCGATCTCCTCCCGCACAACCTGGTCCGAGACTTGGACCCAACACTTCCGACCCCTCCGAACGGGTCGACGCCACTCATTACCGAAGATGGGTGCAGGACACCCGGCATTGAGGAACAGCGCGGTTTTCTGAAATTTCCGAGAAAATCTCAGCCAGGAGGTACACCGAAATGTACCAACCCGGGCTTTGGACCACGCGTCCTCTCGCCAGTGAGCAAAGGGCTCAGTCCACGCACGATGGGCGACAATCTCAAAGAAGCAAGCTTCTCTTTGAAAGTCGACCTCCGAACTCGTGAGGACCCTCCGCCAACCAGCAGGAACCGTCTCCTGCTTGTACCCAATGTTGACGCCTGGAATCGGGGGCTCAGTGGGCAGAGAGAGATAAAAACACTCTCTCTCCCATAGATGAGCCCGTTCCAGCACCCAACGGCTGACGCGACACTCCAACCCCCTCCTGACACTCCTCTGCAGTCGAAGGACGGAACTCCGGAAGTTCCGCAAGACCATCAACTGCCACCAACCCCTCTGTGCTTTGCCCATTCCGTCCGCAACCGCGTTGATCTTACCCTGGAGAGCCGTAGGGTTCTCCACAGGCTTGAACAGGTGAGTTGACCTCACCACAGGCGCCAGTCGCGGACCGAATGTCGTGGTGGTGAAGAAGGTCGAGTTCAGCGAGAACCAACGGTCATTGATGGTAGTCTTGCCAGGGCTCAGCCGCAAACCGGCTGAAAGAACCCCAGACCGCCATGCTGACACCTCCTCAGGGCGGGCCCTGAAGACGATGTCATCACCGTTGATTTTCACAGGGACACCCTGCCGGGGAACGAGATATTTGAAGGCGAGGTAGTTCTGGAGGCAGAGCAATGGGAAACAAAGATAGTTCCCCATCAACTGCCCCCGCCGCTGCCACACCTCGAAACCCTGCGGGTCCACAATGGTACATTGTAGAGACCGCAGAGCTTGATCCCGAACCCAGACAGGGACACGAGAACAGCGCCGGAGGACGCACTGAAGGATGTGGCTAGCCACATCGAGCTTCAGATTGTCCGTCGCTGACTCATAGTCCCCTGAAACAAAGACCTCCTTCGTCTTCCTCGCGAAGCCGGAAAAACACGATGGTTTCGCTTCGCCGACAAGAAGCCACGGGAGGGTACCAAGGTGCTCGTACAGAGTATCATGGAGGGGGCTGAGCAGCTGCTGAGTAGCAGACGGGACTGTTACCAGTCTCGTTTTGCCATCACACAGAGCCTGCATCACCTTCACGCGGTTGACAACTTCTCGAGGTGAGTATGACTTATCAAGGAGATCACGAATGAACTCCTTACGGTACTCACCTGAGACATCAGCCAAAAGACCGCGTGAACCGCCGTGGGCGCGGTTCGACTCCAGACATGACGATACCGAGGGCGTGCAACCCAGCACATTCTTTCGGTATCCCTTGTCCCACCCAACTGGGAACATCCGCCCAATCTCCAAGGAGATAAAACGGATGTAATCAGCCGAGGCAGGCTCAACTGCCGTACCAAGGAGGCTCTGGTAAGCCTCTAGACTTGGTGCTTTGGAAGGGAGTACCTTTCGGAACAAAAACAATGTTCCGGCAATGGACAACCGATCCCGAAGGACCAGTCCCCCAATAGCAGAATGCCAAGGGTGTTCTGTGCCGGTCTCAAGAATTCCAGAACAAAAATTCTTGATGTCTTGAACCTCTACGAAGGTTGGCAATGGGAGAGAAACAGCAAACTGCTTCTCAAGCCCCCCAACAAGCTGACGTAGATGGTTGATACAGGATTCGATCGATGTCGCCCGTGCAGAGCACGCGGTTGCAAACATCGGCCTGTGTCGGTGTGTGCTATGGACTTAAGCACCTCACCCGGACCAACGGACCTATCCGAAAATAGGAGTTGGACGGCGCAGGCGC